GTTATTTACTACATCTAAGCTTCTAAGAACGTTTGAGTCTAATGGTGAACCTGATCCTGTTAATTCATAAAAATAAGATGATGTTGTTGCGAGATATCTAATTTCACCATCTGTTTGTGTACCTGCTCTTAAGAAGTAAGATGAAGATACTTTAGAATTAATTGAGTCATTTCTTTGACAACCAAAAGAAACATTCCATATGTCTCCATTAAACAACGAATCTTCTGGCAGATTTAGTGAAAGTTTTAAATAACTAGAAGAAGAATTGTTGCCTGGTCTTAAAAATAATTCTATTCTTGGTTCAACATCTGAATACCCAATTAAGTTTGCAACCAATCCTGGATTTTGTATTCCTGAACCAGTGACGCACAACCTTCCTAAGCTTTGTGTTGCAGAGCTTAGCGGTATTGATATCAAATTGTATTTGAAACTTGATTCAAATGTCCAAGAACCAGAAGTAAACAATCCGTCATTTCTTGAATTTGAAATTCCATGTGGATGATAATCTAGTTTATTAACAAAGTTTCCAGTTGGCCAGGGATATCCAACTTCAGTTCTTGATGAAGAAAGATATGGAGAGATGACCAACGATGATGTTTTAAAATTTATCATTGCGGTCACATCTGACTTTGATTCTCTAGCGCTTGTTAACTGTTTGTATGTTGGGCCGCCATATTCTCTGAATCGCATGCTGCTATCAGGATCGACACCAATTGCTCGTATAAAAGATTTAATACTATGTTGCGTTCCCTTTGACCGAACTACTGCTGGTAAGTTTATTAAAATTCTTCTTAGTAATTCGTGTTGTACGCGTTGAAGGCTCATGCTTTCATTGCTTTTTGCTAATGAATCAATGTTTTCTCCGTCAACGTATTGCTCTATTGTCGAGTTGTTAAAAAGAGGAGGAAGGTAAAATCCGTATTGTTTTACTATGTCAAATAAGAAATTATTGGGTATACTCTTATTAAGATCATAATCAACTGTCCTTAAGCTGCTAAACGCATCCAAAAATAGTTTAATTTCATCAAAAAACTTTGCCCAAATATACAGCATAGACAACATTAACTGTACGTTGCTTAATTTTCCTTGACCTGGTATTCCAGTTCCGCCGTAAGAAGAACCATTATTTTGTTCAGCTAACGTAAATCCTTCTGTTTGCGCTCCTTCTAAAAGATAATGTCTTGGAACTAATCTAGTAATAAGATTAGGATTTTCTACATCATAGCTGGATGCACTTAATAATAAATTAGAGTTTAAATTAACAACATCTGGATGAGATGGAAAGAGTATTGGGCAAGTATCATCTCTTTCATAGATTAAATTGCTAGTCGTGTCATTGTTTGCGTTTTCTCTTAATCCATCTGAAAAATTTGTAATATAAGAATGTAGAGAATTTCCAGAGCTATCAAGAACTATAGCATTTGTTATGTCATCAGCAATAGGCGACAAAGGAGGTTCAGGCTCATTGAAACGATAGTATAATTTTAAATCTTCTGTTGCATAAATTGATTTTTTAGCATAAGATGATTGTTGTTGCTGGGTTCTGACAGAATGAAATATTCTTAATTCATCAATAGTTCCAGATAAAGTTTGTTGTGGAACTATTGATGAGCCTCCAACATAATATGCTGAACCGCTTCCAATAACAAGATCTGAAAAATCAATATTTAAATTACCAAAATTCGTGCTATCGTTTGAAGTGCTTTTAAAATCTTCATTATTGTAAATTTTTAATCTGTTAAGCGGGTCATCCCTATCTAAAATAAAACAAAGATGATTAAATTCACCTTTGTTTATTTCTTGAAAAGTTGTCATGTAGGATGATCCTGAAAATACGTCAAATTGTGCTTGAACTGTGGAAGTTGAAACAGTAGGATTAAGCCTTATAGAAAAGCCATGGTTGTTATCAGGATTAATTTTCTGAAGAATAACCTGTGTTCCATTGGTTGCAATTTCTGGAATTTTTAATTGCATTTCTATGCTTAAAGATTTTCCATTTTTTGGATTCAATATTGAAGCTTTTGCTGAAGCGTCTGGGCTAAGCGCGGGAAACAAAGCGCCGGGTATATCTTTGACTAGGATATATGATCCTAAATCAGGCGTAGTTTCAGACGTTTGTGTTCCTGAAAAATGAAGCTGCCCGTGATACTTCGGAAAAGTATCAAAAACCCACTTGTCAAATCCAGAAAGATTAGTAAAAAAGTTTTCTATTTCTTGCTTGCTTCCGTCGAAAGGATACCCATTTATGATCTGCTCGAATGCAAGGTTTACCTTCGCCTCTGCTGACATAAAGAAAGTATGGTTTTCAAATTTTGTCCAATCTACGTTTAACTGTTGCGTAGATTTTAGACCAGTCCCTGCAGGATCATAAGCAAATGAGTCAATGTTATTTAAATTCGTTTCCTTAACGTCAGAATAAGACATTACGAATGACTTATTGCCTTCTATAGAAGACTTAATGAATGACGGAATATACTGCGACGCTTTATAATTTGACATGGTTCCTTAAATAACCTGGGTATCGCTTACATTAAAAATGTTAGAAACAGAATTAAAAATCTTCTTTGTTCCACCGACATTTACCATGACGTCAATGGTATAACTTCTTTCAGCTGTAAGATTTGATGTGTCCAGAGTAAAATACATTCCATTAAAATCGCTATTTAAACGTGTAGAATTATATGTTTCATCAAAAGGAACAACGATTTCATTTGTTAAAATATCTCTAATTTGGTAGTATACCTTTTTAATGACAATACCTGCTAATTCTATTGGTCGTTTTGTTAATTTGATGTATGGAGAAGTATGGTCAAAAATGTTTATTCTTATAAACACATTTTCATTTGTTCTATGAACAGATTGCAATCCAGAAGTAGTGATGATATATTTTTTAAAGTCGATTGCGCTGGTTGATCTTTCAGGAGGATATACTGTTACTTCACTTCCCGTATGATAGCTTACAGTATTATCTAACGATTGCCAAATAGGAGTGAAAACAACAGAACCTGATTTTATAAGTTCTTGTTTAAGAGTTGCGTTTGATTGTGGTATAGTAAATGATGCAGAATACAGCCCAGGGACAAAATTTAAGCCATCAGAGTATTGACTTCCTGTAAAGTATAAATTGTAAGAGCCTGACCCATTAGACAGTTGAGTACTTAGTTTTAATAATAAACTATTAGATCCGGTGACAGGAATGAAGGAAGAACCGCTTAATATGTTAGAAGGTTCGCCAAATTCATAATTTCTTAAAAATATGCTGGATCTTGAATCGAATCTTAAAATTTGGGAATCATCTTGAATCGAGTCATCATATTTGACTATAACTCTTGGATGTTTCGTCGAATCATATGCTGTTCTTGAAGAGAATCTTTTTACGAAGTAAGAATATTTGTCATTTTCTTGAGATGATTTTAAAGACAACCTAAATCCGCTATCAGGTAAAATACCTGCCAACGTTGCTGAAACGATTGTCGTTATATTAAGAGAAAGATCTTCTTCACCAGAATTGAAATGCTGAGAAACTTCAAGACTTGAATTACTTAACATAGCCGATGCAGTAATGTAATCGCAAGATTGTTCTGCTCCTCCGCCAAATCCGCATCCTGAAACGATCCAGGATCCTCCGGCAATTGATGCGCTCATGAAATTTGTTACATCATAATCGGAGTAATATACGACGTCCCTTCCAGATCCTTCATCAAATGATCTAGACAATGGAAATAAAGAAATATCAAAATTGTTTGGTGTTGTTTGGCCACCATAAACATCAAATAATTTTAAAGTGCAATTGAAGCTACTTTTATTTATGTTTATTTTTCCTTGTGACACTAAGTCTTTTAAAAACGTAAGATCAAAGTGAATCAACAATCTTGAAAGTTCTAGATTCGGAGAATTTTCATATGAAGTCGTAACACCATAAAGTTTAAAAAGATCTAGCGTTCCTGCGCCTCCGACGTTAGATCCTGTTCGAAAGGATCCAGAGCTAGCTGTCTTAATAAACCTATTCGTGATGTAGGCGTCTTTATCGGCTTTTAAAACTTTAAACATTTTTACGTCGACGTCCTTCCAATGATGTCATAATCTGGGTATCTAAACTCGAATATTCCGCCAGGAGGTGGATAAAGAATTCCTTTTCTTATATTGTTTTTGACGTCAAAAGTTACATCGCTGTAGGATCTGTTATTGACAGTGTCAACATAATTTCTAAACTCTAAATTTGTAACAGATAAAACGCCTGGAGTCACATAAATTAAATTTTGAATATCAGAAATAACAATAGGCTGATCAATCGAAAAATTGTTTATATTCAATTTTTCAGTTAAAGATCGTAATACTGCTTGAAGAACAAGTTGTCTATTCAACGATGGGTCTATAACAACTTCAAACAATAAAGATAAATTGATGATGTAAGCGTCTAGTATGTCAATCGCATCATTAACAAGCCTATAAGGTGCAAGATACTTTTTTAAATTTTCTTTTAATGTATCAGCCGAAGTTATCAATTTTGATTCAGGAGTTCTGGATACAATAAACAATTGCGTCGACAAGGGATTATTTGGATTAGATCTTACAGCTGCTCTATAGACGCGTCCAAAGTTTGAAGGTATTGAATAAACTCTTGATAATAAATCTTCTTTCGTTACAATTCTCTCTTGAGCATTTTTTGCAGAAGGAACAAGAGACTTTAATTGATCTATAGAAGGTGCATCTTCTCCGCCTGATGCTTGCTTTTTATTAAGTACAGATAGTTTTCCTCTAACAAATGAAGTAATATCTACTGTAGGATTTAATGGAAAATTAATCAATAATTGATTAATGATGTTGATTGTCTCAGGAGGAACGTTGTGGCTTAATCCACCGCCATATCGATACGTTACTGTTGCTTGAGAATTTGCTGAATAAATTCCTAATGTTTTTGTTTTTAACATTTGTAAGGGATTTATTGATGTTCTCGAAAATGTTTTTGAATATGGCAATGAAATAGCAAAGTCTGAAGGATCTGGGACGGCATCATTTTCAAGACTAGTGTCATCACCGGAACCAAAAATTAGTCTTGTTGATCTAGTTGCAAGATCTACAATGCTTATGTAGCGGTATGGAGCTGGTACTACTTTTAACGCCTCAGATATTTCTCCAGCGTCCCTAGCTGTGTTTAAAACGTTACGATAGACTACATCATCCGTTAAAGAACTTACCTGATAATAAGAGTTTCCTTGATCATCAGTAATTGTTAAAATATCAGTTATGTTTGGTTGAGATAATGTAAAAGATGGAAAAGCAACAAACTCTCCAAATGTAATTGTTTCTGAAGTTTGAGTTCCTGATATGCAGGTACCATCTAACGACATAATAAAAGATATAGGAGCCCCTGAGTCATCAATTCTTCCAACTTGAACTGTCGCTGCGTATGTTCCGTCTGACCTTTTCTTAGAAAAATCTATATCTGCTAAAAGATTAAAACTTATTCCGCTAGTAGAATTAAAGATACTGTTCTCTTTAATAATCGGTAATGCTTCTGGTGAAGGAACTATAGCATCGTTAAACGTAAAAGCAGGAACTTCAATATAAATTGTTACGTCAACTAGAGCAGGAGAAGCTCCAACGATTGTTACGCCTGATGATCTTATTAATCTTTCTATATTGTCTGTCTCTACTGCAGTATTAGGATCTAATTCACCATACTGGTGATCAAGATAAAATGACATGATGTCGCCAGCGTATGATGCTAAATCAAGAAATACTCCACCTAATGAAGTTTCAGAAAAATCTTGTATCCTATCTGGATAATACAGGCGAGCATACTGCAATAATTGAGATCTAAAAGCATCAAAGTCTTTTGCTAGATATCCTCTCGTTCTAATCTGTTTCAGTTCTGTCACCATTTTTATCACCACTAACTATCATATTACGTATAAACTTATCTGTAACGCTTTATTTTCTACGCCTAGTTGGGGTACACTGTATGTTATTGAAATCTTTACAATTCCAGTATTTATATTTCTTTCATTATCAATTTCAGAAACGAAGTCTTTCAAAATGACGAAAGGCATCCATTTTGTTACTGCACTTCTTATTCTAGATATAGCTTCTTCGTCAAACGCATCTATGTTAGACAATTCAGACGTTAGTTCTCGTAAATTTGCTCCAAAATTATAAAAGCCTAATCGCTCACCCCAATTAGTTAACAACAAATTCCTAAGATTGTCGTGGACTTGTTCAGAGACAAGATACGTCATTGCAAATAAGTTTTTGTCATCAAGACGCAACGGTGTACGAATCCCTATGGGGAATGACGTTCTTGTAGGTAGTTCTACATTAAGCTGTTCGACCGACTTACCAGAACTTTTAAAGTTATATGTACCCATTGATGACAACGTTAAATATCGTCAATGCTCGACATGATGACCAAAAGACAGGTTTTATTTAATGATTACTTTTTTTCTGCTTTATCAGCATCTATCTTTTTCAACGCTTCATTTTGCTTCCTACCACCTTCAACAGCGCTCAGCGTTGGAAACACGCGGTTTTCTAGAGAGTCTTTATTAAGCTGCGAAGAAATGCTTGCAAGACCCTGCGTCAAGTCCATTATATTCGATGCTACATACGCTTCTTTTGTTATGTATGCTGCTCTTTCTGGTGAAGTTTCTTCAACAATTTCTCCATTTTCATCAGGATCTAACATGTTTTCTCCTTTAAAAATTGCGACGATTGGTCTCAAGTTTCCGTCTGTAAATACTTGTCCTGTTGCAGTAACAATTTCTTCTGATCCCATATGAAAATAATTATCTTTTTTTGCTCCTCTGTTTCTTTTTGTGTTCCTTATTGCAGTCGACTGACCGGAAATCT